TAGATAGATCTTTATAGACTAATTTAAGATCATCCTTAGACATCTTTGAAAGATCATTTTCATTATCAGCAGTATTAGAATACTTAGACTTATTAGCCTCAAGCTTAGATACAGCATCAACAAACTTCTGACGCTTATCATCTTTATAAGCAACACCTGTCATCTTTAGCCAATTATGAACTCTTCCATAATTATGAACATTCTTATTACGATTAAGAAAATTCAATACATATTTAATCTTTGCATCAACATCTTTGATCTTACGTACCTGTGTACGTGTCAACTGCCAATGTATGTTAAACTTATTAGCCTTATTAGACACTTAGACCTTCTCCCGAGAACATATAGTTAGTAGCATACTTATCTACCTGATTATTTGATTTTAACATACTTACCTTAGTCTTGGCAAGCTTTTTTGTTTCTTTTTTTGCATGAGATGTTTCAATCAAACGATACATAGCTTCTTTTTTCTTTTCAAGAGTAGGAGCTACGAACACTGCATTAACATATACTTCAAGATTCTTCATTAAGATTATTCTCCACTAACCATTCTAAATTTGCTTCCCAATCTTCTTTAAACTTACCGTATTGATCAGGAGCCACTTTCATGAGACGTTTCTTTTGCTTGTAATTATGACTACCAGGTTTAGATTTCATTTTCCAAAATGAAGCACGTTCTGGTCTTGGTTTATTAGCATCAGGATCTAACTTACGACCATACATCTTAGCAATCTTTGATGGTGAATGAAAATCACCTACTACTGACCAAGGCTCATGCTTAGGATCTTTCTTTTTTGCTATATCATGATTCATAACAGTTCTTGTAGAACCATCACTTGATTTCAAACCAATTGAATAACGATTAATACCTTTACGAGATGTTCCTGTGACTGTCCAAGTCTTGCCTTTAGGATCTTTCAACTTAATGTCTTTAAGAACTTGTCCGCCTTTGTTCTTTAATAACACATATACCATAACTAACCTTTATATACTTTACCCGCCTTACGTGCGCGTATACTCGCTCTACGACCCGCTGCTGCCTTGGCATTAAACTTAGCGGCGCCCATTCTCTTACGACCAGCAGCAGCTGCTATAGCACCTGCTTTCTTATAATCAACACCGGCTGACTTAGCTATCTTCTTTACAAAGACTGACTTACCAGCAGCATCCTTAGGCCCTTCTGAGAATTGCTTGAACGTCTTCATTAGATCTCTCCTGTCTTATATCTTGGATCTTCTGGATCCCATTCTTCTCCAAGCATATTGCGCCATACAATACGAACATCACGACGAAGAGCATCTGTTTCTTTTTGACCTTTTGTATGGCCTACACGATGAACAGATCCTGTCAATACATTTACAAGACGACGAATCGCTAAAGGATTATCATTATATTTATCAAAGTATTCTCTTAGCAGATTTACATTCTGAACATGATTATTTTTCCAATTGCCAATGAGAGCCTTACGAACAGCTTGCCATTCAGCATCATCAACAACTGCTTTAATATTCATACCCTTTACTGTCTTAGCATCTAACATAAAAAAAATCCTCCTTCTGATATTATTAATATAATACCAAAAAGAGGATAAGTCAAGGGTTAGAAAGGATATTTTTTAATTTATTTTGAATTTAATTCCTGCATACGCACATTGTCAAAGAACTCACCTTTAGCATGAGGCGTATTAAACAATCCTTTGAGAACTGTAGTCTGTGTTAATGAGCTAGTAGCCATGATACCACGATTCTCACAGCAACCATGCTTAGCCTGAATATAAACAGCCACATTCTCTGATTCTGTGGCTAGCATAATCTCACGAGCAATATCATTACATAGTTCTTCTTGTAGAGTACCACGACGAGCACACCACTGAGCAATACGTGTATACTTAGATAGACCAATAACCTTATCTGTAGGAATAATACCAATATAGGCAACACCAGTAACAGGTTGGTGATGATGACTACACATGGACTTTAGTTCTGAACGAACCGTAAGCATACCATGATAAGCAGACTTACCTGTATTAGGAAATGCTGTAGCAGATGGGGCAGGATCATAACGACCTGCCATAATTTCATTATAATACATCTTGGCCAATCGTTTAGCCGTTCCCATAGAGTTAGGATCATTATGCCGATCAATCAATAATGTATCAAGAACCTTTTCAAAGGCTGCTGTAGCCTCTTCAATTAGTTTTTCTTTTTCACCGTCTTCAATAAAGTCTGAGATATTATCTCCAGCCCAATATCTACCCTTGGCATCCTCAATCCGTTTACGAATAACGGCTGATGTGTCTTTAGTCTTTAGCATTGTTTTTATATTCCTTAAAGATTTCAAAGATTGTTTGAATTTCGTCATAATTCCATTTACGCATTTCTGTAATGCCACTTATCTGACGAGGTTCATACCAATTATGAAAATACTTATCGCCCGCAGTATTGGCAATACTATCCATAATACGCTTCTCGATAGATTCAGCTTCTTCTTTACTATAAACACGTTGTGTGGATGTCATAATTTTAATATCTTGGAAGACAGATGTCACCGGGTTAGGTTCATCTTCTCCAGTATATCGTAAACGTCTTTCAGCATCATTAGATGATGTTATACCAACCTTATAGACTGTGGTCGGTAATCCATTCTCACGAATTTCACGTTTTAGTTTTGCTAGGTATACTTTGTACATGTTTATCCCTTTCTCACAAAGTTGCGCCATTTAAGAGCCTTGGAAGAACAGCGCTTCCTAATAATGTCCCAAGGCAATCCGGTAGCATCAGATGCTAGCTGGATATTCTCATACACAGAATCGTCGATCACATAAGTGCTATAAAAGTATCTAGGTGCTGTGCCCTGATCTTTTACTAATTCAATACCTGCTAATAGATATTGATCTTGCCAAGATTTATCTCTTGTGTCTCGACCATTTTGAATAGGAGAAAGTCTAATATTCTCTTCGGATGTTACTAGGTGAACCTTAGTACATTCACCTAGTATCTTTACTATATCATCATACGATGGATTCTCTTCAACTATACGCTTACCTACTTGCTGACGAGAATGATAATGTTCTTCACAGAACGAAGAAGATCTAAAGCCATATTCATCCACTAATGACTTTGATACTAAACCTGACTTAGTTGTCGATACTTCATATATGATTGTACCGACAGCTCTGGCTAAATTATTATCAGGTACGATACCCTTCTTGGTCAACAAAGCAGAAATAAGATGAGCTCCAAGATACTTATCCATGATGTCCTCCGTTCCTATAATATTAATATAGGATCATTCGTACTTGAAGTCACGGGCTTTCTCAAATATTTTTGACCATTTTTTTAATTTTTCTTTCTTTTGATATGATCTCATATTTGCAATTGACCTATTTGCCAATTTGTATTCAAAGCAAAGATCAATCAAGCACATCACATCTCCAAGCTCTTCTTGGAATTGTTTTGAAGGATAACTATTCCTACGTTTCATCTTCATGATCTCTTGTATGAGCTCTGCGGACTCTTCGGCAAGAATAGTTACGATCTCTTCTTCAAGTGTCTCAAAGTCTCGAATCATGCAAAGCTCGCAAATAGATGCAATTGCATTTGGAAGATGTAACCATGATCTAATGCATAACGAGCTGCATGTTCATGGTTCTTTTGATTGGCATCCATATTAAATAGATCCTTTTCCCACCAAGACACAACTTCATCTACAGTAGATCGTTCTTCTAGATCCATCTTATTCTTACCAGCTCGTATGGCCTTAGCCTTCTCTGGTTCTTTATTATAGATGTTCATAGGCGAGATGTAGATATCACGTCCAGTCTCTTTATGCCATTCATGAGCCCAATCAGGAATAGATTGATATGGAGAATCAAATTCATCTTGATCCTCTACAATAAACTTTAGACAATCAGCACGAGCCAATGTATCCTTATTGGGTTCCATATACTTTGTAGGAATATAACGCTTAAAGCCTAATGAGATATCAACCTTCTCATTACACTTAGGAGAGATTACTACAGTAGTACGATCTGGAACATCAGGAGCAAATACACCATTAGACTCGATCTGTGTGGCTCCAAACTTCTCGGATGCATATTCTAATAGAGGTTTAATCTTCTGCAGAGATGGTTCTCCACCAGTAACAACAAATACCATACGATCCCAAATACCTTCAGGTACATTATTGTCATAATACTTTTCTACTTCTAGTACACCGGCCGATACAACTTCTTCGACGGTCATCCAATCACCATCATCAAAGAATGCATCACACCAAGAGCAACCAAGATTGCATTTAGCTAGACGAACAAATAATGCAGGCATACCACGATATGGACCTTCTCCCTGCATAGTATAAAAAACACTAGTGACAAATAACTTGTCACCAGCATCTTCGAAATATTTTTTTCCTACAATTTCATTTAGACCAAACATATATCACCCATAATAGATTGCTGAGTTAGCACCATGTTCCATGCATTCAACTGATATTACCCAACACCGATTATCCGTCATTTCCCTCACTAGCTTATCGGCAAAGTCATATGCATGCTTAGCAAAACGTTCTACTCCAACACCGTCTAAAACAGTAAGTTCCGCTAGACCTGCATCTGCTAGCATTTCAAATTTTACCATTTCTGGATCATCAGCATCTAATACTACCTTATGATCAAATGTATCCTCTAGCCAGGCCTTTAGAGGTTTAAGACCACCAAAGTCTACAACCCAATTGCGTTCATCAAGCTCTGCTGCTTGGAATGTAAAACGAAACGCCAAACTGTATCCATGTAAAAATCTACAGTGCGAATGCGCTTTTGGTTGTCGAAAGCATGCCGACAGGCCAATGTTATGACCGTATGTCTTAGTTGATTGATATGGCATTATAATAATGTTCCTTCATAATGTGGATCGATTTTCTTAATTCCTAGAGCCCAGTTTTCAGCTGCATCTTCTACATAACGCAAAGACTTACCAATAAATTCTTCTGTGTGAAACCATTTTGCAGCATCTTTTTTATAATACTTAATATAAAAGAATTCTTCTTTATAGTCAACATGTATTTCACAATATTCTGATTCATCATCTTTATAAAATGTAGATAGATGTTTACCCATTTAGTCCTCCTTAATAAAATCTATTGCTTTGGGATAGATCTGACTAATAGCCTTTGCTACTTCGACGGCTAGTTCCATATGTTCTTTTTGTGTCCCATTTGCAGAACGTAACTCGATATAATGAATCCAACTACGAATGGTACCATTAACATAGAGCCGACTAACTGTGTTACCTTCTGGCAAGACTGCTCTTGCTTGTTCCTTTGCGATTCCATTTTCTATTGCCCAGTTGTATGCCATTTTAGCTGTTTCAATAACAGCCATTTGTTTATTCCACCATTCGTTTTCTAATTCTGAATCTTCATTATCAATACTGTTCTGGCGGTTCTTAGGATCTTGTAGCCGAGCATCCCTTAAAACAAAATCGCCATCAAGATCGCGAATGTCAGCATACCGCTGAGAAAACTCTTGAAATGAAAATGAGCGATGGCGGAGGATTTGCCTTGCGATATCTCTGGTTGTTTCGATTTCGATACAGGCTGATGCCATTTCGAATGGTGACCAGTGTTTGTGTTTAATGAGGTAGTCAAGTAGCTTTGGTGTTGTTTTGGTGTTAGCCTGGTTCGCTGGATTGGAGACACGGGCGCAATACGCGATGAGGTCTTGGATGTTATCAAGCCCCTTGAATGCAGGTTCTCCACTGTGGATACGACCGCCGGGTTGGCTATAGGATATAAGCTTTGCATGCATTATTTGCCTTGGCCTCGATACTTTTTAAAACCACGCTTCTTACTTTTATTCATACTAGACATCTTTACATTACGTTGACCAATACTGGTCTTTTTATAGTTACGATTAACGGCCATTCTTTCTGTTCTCCATATCAATAAACAAACATTCCATACTCTGGTTCTTACCAGTTACTAATACAATAGCATCTTCGTATGCATTCTTACAATCTCGTTCTTGTTCATAACTTCCTAAATGATAGAAGTTTATATTCTGTGAAGCGGCTAATTCAAGCCATACTAAAATCCACATGCTCTCTCCTATGGAATAAAATTAAGATTAATTACATAACGTGGCACCTTAGTTGATGTAGTGCCTTTATGTTCAGTGTCTTGAGCAAATTTAATCGCTGAACCACTTACACTTGGAAATGTCTCTTGCACATCTTTTAAACGTGTATATCCATCACAAGTATTAACATAATATACAGCGGACTTTATATCTGGTGAAGCTGCATGTTCATCTACATGATATTGAAATTCTGTAACTTCATCTGTTGGAAAAGTACAATTAATTTTAATACGTTGTATAGCGGTTGGCTCTTTTCCATCATTTAAAGCCTTTAAAATATCATTACATATAAGTTTTATTCTTTCGTCATCTGTATACCAAAAACCATGATAATAAACATCATGAACATTCATATATTTTCCATCACCGGGAAAATCTACTCCATCAGCAATTATCCATCTTTGATGTTTAACAATTTCTTCAATGTCAACTATTTGCTCCTCTGATAGAAGTTGTTCATATTTTTCAACAGCAGGAGAAGCATTTAACATCTGATCCATCATTCCCATAAATTGCATTGGATTACTCATTGTATTTTAAAATCCTTAAATCTTTCATTCATCTCTGATTTGTCAAACGCAGGTCTGTCATCAACTACACCTTCTTCGGGATTATCTACATCGAACAATCTCATACGAGATCGATCAATACCCAATACAAATCGTTTTTTATTATTAGGGTCATTATATCTATTCTTTAATTGTTTTACCATTACCTGACCAAGAGATTCTAATTCCTCTGATGATATCAAAGCAAACATAAGATCTGCTGTTGCAGGTAAACCAAATGATTCAGACGTATCTTCCAGCCCAGGATCAGAACTCGTAAAGCCAGAACGTGTGGTCTGAGTAGCAGATACAATTGGCACATCAAACTCCACTGCAAGTCCTCTTAACTCTTCTGCAATAGCCTTAATATATGTGTAAGAGTTAATAGATCCTCCTAAGCCCTTCATTCTACTTGAAGCACATATATTAAGATAATCAATAAAAATCATATCAGGTTCAAAGTTGCGTTTAAGTTTTAACTCATTAAGCAATGCACGAAAATGACCACAATGAGCAGAACCAGTTGGATACTCTTTAATAATTAATTTACCATTAGTTCTAGATGCAATATCATCTACCTTGGTAGTCAACATCGCTTTAGACACATGTTGTAATTGATCTAATGGTATGTTAAGTAGGTTAGCATCAATACGTTCTGCAATACGTTCTTCGGCCATCTCCATTGTAATATATAGTACATTTTTACCTTGACTCAATACAGAACCAGCGACATGACACATAAACAAAGATTTACCCACACCAGTACCAGCAAGGCAAATATTAAGAGTTTTATTTGGCAAACCACCTTTAGTAATGGTATTAAAGTAATCCAAATCAAATGGTATACGATCTTCATCGGCATGATAAAAATCATATCGAGATTCTACATCTTCAATATAGTCGTGGCCTACTGATGGATCAAAGGTAACGGATAGAGCATCCTGTAATAAAGTAGGTAATGCATTCTTGGTAAGTGATTTATGTTTACCATCAATAATACTTATGCTTTCCATAATAGCATTGTGTATGGCTCTATCCTGACACCACTTCTCTGTAGTATCATATAACCAATCACCATTTACATCTTCGACATGAAATATGTTAGGTAGTATTTCAATTGCATGTCTATACTGTTCATCACTAAACTTGTCTGATTGATTTATTTCAATCTGAAAGGCTTCTAACGATGGAAGTTTATTATACTTGGCTACATACTTAGCAACTTGATTAAATAACTGTCTATAGACTCCTTCAAAGTATTCAACCTTTATAAAAGGCAAAACCTTACGCATGTAAGGTTCATTAGTAAGTATATTTCGCAATACCGTTTGTTCGATGTTATGATTCACCAGTCTTTGCCTCTTGTTCAATCATTTGATCTATTATACTAAGTAAAATGTTTCCTGTCAACTGGTGCCATTCTAAATTATTATCATAATCTTCTTCTACGGGACTATAAATTATTTCAGTTGAATAATTAAGGCTCTCACCATTTTCTGCCACTTTGATAGCGCCAAAATTAAAAACGGTTTCTGTAAAATCACCCTGCATTATTCTGATATCCCAACCATCATTATCATTTGGGATTAATTCATAATGTTCGTTTTCTATCATGCTTCTACTACAATTTCATCCATATCAACCAAAGACTGGTGACCAATAGAATACTGCTTCTTAATAAAATCCTTAAAGTCAGTGTTATCAAAGATAGGATCCCAGAATTCTTTCTCTAGAGTTTGATCATACCTAACCTTGCCACCGATCTCACCAGTCTCCATATCGACCGTTGCATACCAGCCATTGGAAGGTTTAACAACGTACCCACCAGCAAGAGCCACGTCAAGCAGGCCAGAATAACTGCGAACACCACCGTCCCAGGAAACAGTAATAGGAATCTTAGACTTCTCTTTAACATATCTGCTCTTCTCAACATTAATAACAAAGTGATAACCTTGAACCTCCGTACCTTTCTTATCTTGTTGTCTACCTAAGATCCAAATGTTATCTGCGGAATAATAAATGCCTGTACCACCTGATACAACGGCCTTAGGAAACAATCCAATCTCTTGATAAGTATGATTAACCGCAAGCATTGGAATATTCTTCATAGTAAGATATGGTGTGCACATGCGGAATAAACCCTTAAGAGCTTTAGCACGTGACATGTCTGCCACTGACTTTTCATTGATAGCATCTTCTAATTCTTTTTTGGATGCTAGGTTACCAATAGAGTCAATAACTACAATTACATCATCCTTACGATCAATTTCTTCTAATTGATTAATAAGATCAAATTTTAATTCTTCTACGTTAGCTACAGGCGTATGTAATACCCTAGCAGGATCAATACCAAATTGTTGAAAGTATGATTGTGGTGAACCAAACTCAGAATCATAAAATAAAATAATAGCATCTTTCTTTGCATTGAGATATGCAGAGGCCATAAGTAAAGCAAAGGATGTCTTAAAGTGTTTAGAAGGCCCTGCCAATACCGTAAGACCAGGTGATACTCCACCATCAACAGATCCTGATAATGCTACGTTGACCATTGGCACATCTGTAGCCACCATATCTTTTTCATTAAAAAATTTAGAATCAGCTAAAACCTCAGTTGTCTTGATCTTACTGTTCTTCTTTAGTTTGTCCATAATTGACATGTTGTTCAATCTCTCTTGTATCTAGTTCGTAATTGCTTCTATATTCATTATTAATTTTAATAACTTTTTCTAGCAATGGCAACCGGTTACTGAACTTAGTAAACGCGGAAGTATCTTTAGGAAAACAAGCTCCACCGAAACCTTGTTTACCATCAAATCCTGGTACTGAGCTGTGGCTTTTTCCAATTCTCTTATCAAATGAAATGCCTTTAAGAACTGAGGACCAATTAACATTGCCATCATAATCATTAACAGCATCGTAAAGATTATTAAAGAATGTAACCTTGGTTGCAAGAAAAGTATTAATAGCATATTTAATAAAGCTGGCTTCTTGCATAGTGCAATGGAGAAATGGTGCATCATTCATAATACTGTATTCACTATAAAGATATTGCACGGTCTGTGTTGCGGTTACCCTCCCACCCAGTAAATGAAATTCGGGATTAACAAACTGTTCATTAGCATTTTTTTCTGTGAGGAATTCAGGATTATAAACAAAGTTGCTGTATAAAGAATCAGTCTCCAATTTTTTTAACCAATCAGGTGTCACCGTAGATTTGATAACCACAGGACATGCAATAGGCCCATCACTTACAATTCTGTTTACTATCTTATCTAATATACTTGTATCTACACTTCCATCGTCTGCCATAGAAGTTGGTACACATACAAATATCATATTATAATCTAATAGATCTTTTGGATAAAATATATCATAATGAATAGGATGTGTATGACCATATTTTGGGTCAATGATCATTTTCTCAACCTTAGGATGTGTAAATCCATAATCAACAGCCTGGCCCACAAAGCCATGGCCAATAATCATTATCTTCATTCCAATCCTCCGATATCCTTCTTTAATTCTATACCATGTACACGATTACGCAAGTCACTTGTAGAGAATCTATGATCTCTTTTATTATAGTATATTTCTATACCTCTAGCAGAACAAATGGCTCTGCCCGTAAATTTACCATGTTTGTATTCTTCACCAATAATTCTAACATTAATATTAAATAATTGCAAGATGTCTTCTACATCATTTTCAGTCTGATATGGAATAATCTCATCAACGTATTTGACACCTTGTAGTTGTGTCCAACGTTCTACTAATGTTTGTACAGGTTTATTCTTTTCTGGTCTATCAATTGATGGATCAACCTGAATACAACATATTAGATGATCACATACTGTTTTGGCTTCTCTAAGCATTGATACATGACCGGCATGTAATAAATCAAAGGTGCTAAATGTTATTCCAACGATCTTAGAAGTTTCCATGTATGTCGCCAATCACTTACTGTAAATGTTTTGTTCTTTCCTAAACGATCACTGACTGCTAATGCAATCTCATGATCATTACCACCCAATAATGTTTTATCACCAAAGAAATATATAGTATCCGTATAATTAAAATCATTTAGAATTATAGACTTATTATTACCTTTATATGATATATCAATTCCGGTCTCGCCTGCAACCTTAAATTCATATTCAGGATGTTTTTCTGTAAGTCTTTTGGCTATATCATAACGTTCATTCTTATGTTCGTCCCATTGCCGATACATAGATCTAAGCTCTAGGTCTATACCTCTACCTGGAATACTAAAATTAGCTAGGCCTACTCGCTCATCAATATGCTTTCCATTCTTTTGATAAAATTTACTATTAGATACTTCTTCGTTTAGATCTTTATAAAGATGATCTGTTAATTTAAATTCAGTAGACCTAATATGGTTGTCTTGTTCCCACACATCATTCCCAGAACATTGATATGCTCGCTTGCATCTATAATAAATGTCATGTGTCAGTTGTTCTAATGTTTTTTCTCTATCCGAACCAGTAACAACATAAACATCATTATATTGGCAAAATGTTCTAAACCAAAATTTAAATTCAGTATCTATACGTTGACGAGATGGGGTGAGTGTACCATCAACATCAAAAATATATTGTATCTTCATTTTATTTTTCTATACTTATTGACATAGAAACTGGACTAGTAGCACTATCTAATTGACCTAAGCCAAATTCATATTCCGTATATTCATCATCCATATAACCTACTGTCTCTCTTACAATGTCATGGTGATTAAACTCTGCCCAATATAATTCATAAGCAACACCAGACTCTAGACATTCAAACTGATGGTATAGTCCTGGCTTTACCTTATGATATTCACCGGCACTAAGACGAGTAATATCACAAAGATCATAATCCTGTTGCCATGTACGAATAAGCATCTTACCCGACTCTACATAAAACCCATTCCATTTATAGCGATGCAAATGCTTCGAACACACACCACCTTCTTCCATTTCAATACGATGAAACTCTAATGCACCGTTTGCCTCAATCAGCTCTGTAGTGCCCCATACTTTTCCAGCTTTCATAGTTTATTATCCTCAGTTAGTTTGGCAATACGTTTAAGAGCGTTCTGCAATTGCTCTTGTAACTCTTTTACATTACGTTGAAGAATATCAATTGTATTGGCCTGCGACACAATAATTTTACGATTCTTTTCGGCTTCCATCTCGTCTGGTAACATTAACCTATTACTCCGTTCTTATAGGCATATTCTAATGCATTGTTGGCTTCTAGATCCATTGGTCTATTCTCATACCAATTACCTGTCTCTCTATCAAACTCTCTACACAATTCTACTATCTGTGTAGCATTAATAGGATATCCCTTCTCTACAGCCCTACCGGCAACTGCAATCATTATCTTATACATCTGACGATACCAACCTGTAGATGATATAGTAAGATATTCTGTTGCCAAAGATTTGGGCCAGAACGGACAATCTCTATATCCGGTCCAAGTAAAGTCAGTGTTATCTAGCTTGCCTTTTCTATACTCAACAATTTGTTCTCGCCATGCTGGAGGTAGTCTATCCATAAAGTCCTTGGCATCTCTCTTATCATCATATGGCCATCGTGCTAGTATGTAATCGATGTCCATAGGCTCAGCGCGGTTAACGAAGAAAAAATTATAAGCATCAGCATAGCTTGCAGGAATATAGTACATCCGAGCAAGATCCTTAGTCTGTTTATCTCCGATGTCTTCGAGCTCGGTGTTAAGGGCATACCAGAAGTGTTTGATGCGATCTTGCGTAACCTGACCACTAAGTTGGAAAACCAAACGAAACTTAGGATGAGCAGGGGTAGAGCTAGCAGTAGAGTAACAAATATAGGTCCAATGACCAAAACGGTTACGAAGCTCATTTTCTATGTCTCCAGTAATTTCAATGTCATCAACATCAACAGCAGCCCAACCAGCCCAAGCAATGACATTGTCGTTCTTTCTAGTAGAATCAGGTTTAAATATAGCCGGCGAAATAAGTGCAGCATCTTGTTTATCATTTAGTGGCCTCTCACTAAGTTTATAGAAAAAGTTTTGTAACTTATCCCAAGAGTCAAAGTTCAGACGACGATGCGTCTTGTTATCATATACAAAGCGTTGTTGCTTCTCCCACCACCTAGGTGATTCAAATATAGTCAAAGAATACATTATCCAAAAAAGTCCTCTAGCGTTGCTCTAGGTTCAACATCCCAACCGACAGCGTCAAGTAAGTGTTGGATAGGATCAACAAAAGATTTATCATACATCTTATTATAATCTACAAATCGATGTACGTCAAGCTCTTTTGGTAAAACCGCAGGAAATGCAATAACATTTTCTTTAATAGTGTTTGGCATCTTTAGATAACAGAACTTAATCTTCTCACCATTATTAATCATCTCATACTTCTGTTCTAGACCCATACGTTTTATATGATGATTGTAGAGAAGAGATCCTCGTACGTGTATGGGACACGCTTTTAAATATATATCGCGATTGTCTGACCATTTGTCTAGACCCTTACAACCTCGAGGAAAGGATATCTCCTCTGGTCTCAGAGCCTTAAACTCTTTTCGGAATTCCGCAATAAAGTTTTGTGTGGCCTGTTCGCCTTCTTCTAGAATAATCTTAAAGATCTTTTTAAACTTGTCTCGGCACACCTGAGGAGTAGATGATCGTACTGCATCAACACCCATCATCTTAATCTTAGGTTCTTTATAACGAACACCTTCATTATCCCAAACATTAAGGATGTATCTCTTTTTTGCAATCCATACACCACGATCAGCTATAACTTCACGAGACATCTCCATACGATTCTCTTTAGAGTTTAAAACCTTAAATAGACTATTATATGCATTCTCTAAGATAGGTTCTATCTTCTCTTGTGCTATAATATTTAAAAAATCTATTGGCTTCTTGGGATTAAACTTTTCTACCAATGAACTCATATTAACATAGAGAGAATCAGTATCAATAGCTATTACGTAGTCTTTACCCAATGTATCTAATGTAGAGTTAAGATATTCATTAATAGACTTTTCGGCCCAACGAATAGCCAGCTGGCCAGTCAATGTAATCGATTCAGCAATACGATGATCAAAGTATCTAAAATAGTTATTAGCATAGGCACCATATAAAGAGTTCATAAGAATCTTAATGGCCATCTGCTGGTTTGTTAAGTCAGCAATCTGTGCTTTGATGGCTCCAATCCGACCATCCCAAGACCTACGAGTACCGTACAATTTTAATTGTTTTAATACAAATTCGGATGCCTTGGTTGCATCACCTACCACTCCACCACTGTCTTTAGACAATCTGGTTTGATGTTCTCTTAAAGCAATCGCAGAATCATAATCACCCATATCCTCTAAATCTTGGGATACCCGTAACATTTTATTTTTAATAACACGGCGTTCATCATAATACTGTTTAATGACACTTGGAATAATACCATCAACGTCTTTTCTAAATCTCATACCAGTAGCAGAGATAGCAACGTCTTCTTTAGGATCGGGTATATGACCGTTAAGAACATTATCAACTGACATACCAAACTCAATACCTGGTATAATTGTTTCAGGTGACATATTATTCTGAACAATAATATTTGGATATAGAGAATTAAGGTCAAAGGATACAACCCAATCGTGCATACCCTTTTGAGGTTCTTTTACATAAGCACCTTCATATTCTCTTTTAGTTTGAGGTCTTTTAGGAGGTATGGCTATCTGTTGTACTAATAGAATACGATAAATGATAGCATCCCAAATCTGCACAGTACCAAAGGTCTCAGCATAATTAACACCACCTCTATAGGCCATGGTCATGGCAAGGTTAATAAGGTTTAATCTTTTGTCTAGCTTCTCAATTAATTGAACATCTTTTAGGTTATAGTCAACATACTTCTGGTAATCATACTTGTAGAGACTATTAAGGTTACCATATTCTTCATAATCTAATTTACGTTCATCTAATACAACATGTGCGATATGATCTAACTTATATGACTCTTGTGCACCATACTGAAATCCAAACTTACGAAATAATTCTAGATAGTCTAATTGTTGAATACCGGCAAAGTCATAGAAGAGATGAGGTCGACCAGCAATGTTTATTGTTCGGTCTTCGACCAATCCCCACGGAGAAAGCTTTCTGTAGACATCTCCTCCGATGACGTTCCGTATACGATTAACCAGATAAGGAAGATCAAAGCCCCTAGTATTCCAGCCGGTGACAATGTCCGGAGACCACCTAGGATCCGACCAATAAGATAACCAATCCAATAGCAGTTCAACTTCATCCTTACATTTTTTATAATGGATGTGCTCAATACCTTCAACTTCACATTTGTCTTCATCGTAGTCGTATAGCCCCCACACCCAATAGGTGTCTGATTGATTATTCTTCATTGATATGGTAGTTACTGGATGAGCAGCTGATTCTGGAAATGGAAAGCCCTCATCAGAAGCAACCTCGATATCAATATATGTTATATTTACCTTATCCTGATCAAACTTTACTTCTTTGTCAGGTCTAAATTTATCTGCAATGAATTGTGTGATATAATTGGTTGTACCATAGATAGTCATACCATCTACTTCACCATATGTTTTCATATAGTTTGTTGCATCACGCATTGAGTCAAAGCATTTGGGGAGAACAGGATCGCCCTGTAGGTTATACCAACCAGTCTCATGTGTAGAGTTTACATATAATGTTGGCATGTAGGGAATCTTCTTAGCAACCTTTTGGCCGTCTTCGATTCCACGATATAGTATGTTATTGCCATAACGATTTACGCTAGTGTAAAAGTTCATAATACCTCCGAACTTACATTAAGCTTTTATTATATTATAAAATAAAAAAAGGGGCAACGCCCCTTTTAAACTATTAATTTCTTCTTAGCATCAGGTGGTGTCATTAACTTGCTATGCATACGTTCAAACTCATTTTTTATTTCTTGAGTTGGATCCATAACAGCAATCAAACCATGCTTATAGAATTTAATATCATCTTCTGGATCAATAAGAGGTGAAAAGATTGTTAAGCCTATTTGATCATGACTAACCATTCTGAGTGCGGAAGGTTTACGGACAGTAAAATCCGCATCTGTTTCTTCTACAACCTCTGCTACTACTTCAAGACCATCAAATAATTTTAAAACCTTTATCGACATTATTTCTCCTTATCTGTAACAAATTCATAAAGTTTGTCAGCTTGAGTTTTAATCTCATCGGGAGTGATAGCTTTGGGAATATATTTCTTATATGCTTCTAATGCTTCTTCAGCATTGTCTTTAAACATTTCCATGGCTTTATAAGCAACTTCCATTTGCATGTCATATTGCTTATCTAGCATGTCTTTTGCCATGTTTAATACATCATAGCGGATTTGATATGGGTTCGACATTTTATGTCTCCTGTGTGTTGTGTGTGATCTAAGGGGCCCGTAGGCCCCTCTGCTAAGACTTTTCTACTAGCTTTTCAGCTTTGCGATTTGCATCATACATTCTTTAGCTTCTTTATGATAGCCAAGAGATGCAAGATGTACAGCCGCTCTGCTATACCCAACAACCTCACACCAGGTTTGAAACCCAGCCCAAAGTTTTTGAGCAAATGAACGATGATCGATAGTAACTGTTTCTGTATAAAACATTAGACAAATCCTTTTAGGTTAGGATTAAAAGGTGAGATAAGATGTGATTTTTTCATATCAATATCTTGTCTGGCGATAGAATAAATATCACCCCTTGCAATACCAATATCGTTCAATTCTTGATCAGTTAGCTTACGCAATTCGTTTTCAGTTTGACGAACGGCTTTGGCCATCTGATAGTCGTTAATCAGCTTCTTGAAGAAGCTCTTTAGTGTCTGTGTCATTTGTTAATTCCTCGTAATGACCGATTTCGATTTTACGAGGACGCAGTTCTTCTGGAACTTCATATTTCAGTTCTACTGACAATACTCCGTCTACTAAGTCTGCTCCGTTTACTTTTACGTGTTCGGACAGCCTAAAGGTGCGTTTGAACTTCTTGGTGGAAATACCACGGTGAATGTATTCGCGACCCTTACTTACATGTTCACCTCTAACAGTAAGTGTACGATCCTTAACTTCAATGTTAAGTTCGTCCTTACTAAATCCAGCCACAGCCAATTCAATTAGGTAATCGTGATCACCTGTTCTAAGAATATTATGTGGGGGATAGTTATCTGATGAGTGTTTAGCTACATAGTCCAGTTCATTGAGTAGATGGTCAAAGCCAACAAAAGATGAACGTGGAAATAGTGATTGTACGCCTGTCATAGTTTTCTCCTTTTACAAGCAAGAATAAATGCAACCGGACCATCCGCATTGCAACATTATTTATATTTAAATTATAATAGGATCTGGACCATTAGTCACGATTTATTTGAACTTCTGTTATTCATTTCGTGCCAATGTTATATTTGGGACATAACTCCCACTCATCCTTTTCTTTAAACGGTAATATTTTAATCAATCTCAAAGGAGCACAATCTGCTGCTTTAGATGTGTCCTGTATTTCGACCAATCCCCAATCACTCATTAGTGTAGCAATAGTATTGCGTCTTTGAATATCTGATTCTTCGAGATTAGCCTTTTTACCATCTAACATAAACAACTCTTTAAAGTGGACAATAAAGTAACGCCCTTGTTTATGTAAGATATGACATGATTGAAATAGTTTTTTATCTTTGCGAGATGCTACACCAATACGTGTTAGTGTCTCTCTTACCTTTAAAAAATCTTCTGGATCATTTAAAGTCACTTCCAACATCTCTGTTGGACTCCATTGAATTAAGTTAGCCTCTTCCACCTTTACTCACCTTCTGTTTTATTATAGTTATTTGTTCAGGTGATAGGAGATGAAGTATTTGTTTGGCTTTCTCATTGCTATAGCCATAGTATTGTTTAATCACCTCAATATCACTCTCAGTTTCTGGTTTCATCCATTTCGAAAATCGTTTACGCTTTCTGATGGTATTTATCAAAAAATGATATTGAAGTTTATTATCACAATGGTGGTATTGATTCATGACATTGGCCAAGACCGCCGTGTCATTAAAGTAGCTTAATGATCTATTGACCATAAAACTATTATATGACTTCTCAGCCATATCATCAATCATAATATCTTTTTTAGTATCATTGATACTAGTAACATAATTAAAAGGGTTCATTAAATACCTTGCTCAACTCCACTATCCTGCCAAGCCCATCTATCAAGGCTCTCGGATATCAATTTATATAATTCTTCTGAGGTATAGTCTTGTGTATTCTTTTTATTAATATGATTATCATTAACATATAATTGAGGTACGGTTATATGGCCCTGAGCTTTCATAAAAGCCAAAGCTTTAGGATCTTCTTGTATATTAATAACATAATACACATATCCTGTTTTGTCAAGCTTTGATTTCATTATTTCACAATACGTACAACGTGGTTGTGTATAAAGTGTTATGGCCATAGTACCTCCTATTTAAATTGAATGTCTCGCATAACTTCAGTAAGACAGGCAACCATATTAAGTTCATGATCAGCAACAAAGGCGTCTTTATATTGATAATCAGCCAACAACAAAACCAATTGAGGTATACTATGTGAATCTACATATGTATACATGGAATCATACAGACCGCGGAATATAGCTGTAGTGTCCATATCCATATTATCAACGACCCAACGTCTCATGGCCTTAAAGTTTTTATCTTTAAGTATTTTAGTTAGGTCTCCAAAGTTGCCAGAATTATTATTTGAATTAGGAATACTAAGGTAAGAATTGGTATTAGAATATCGCTGTGCTTCATTTAAAACCCGTCTCCAGTCTGGTGCGTGTTTCATAATCAGATCAGCTGCCTCTTTCTGATCATATGATATACTTTCCTGTCCTAGTATATATACAAATCGTTTAAAGAACTGACCAGCAAGTTCAGCCATTTCCTTTTTAGAGGTATTGAATTCATATACACCACAACGGGAATGTAATGGTTCAATGATTCTATTTTTAAAATTACATGTAAGAATAAATCGACAGTTATTACTAAACTCTTCGATAAATCCCCGCAAGGCAGGTTGTGTAGACTGGGGGTTTAGATAATCAGCCTCGTCGAGGATGACAACCTTATAACCACCTTGCAGGGATACAGAAGAGGCAAATTGTTTAATCTTACCACGAAGAGTATCAATGTTGCCCTCTTCTGATCCATTAATAAGAATATAATCAAGGTCAAGCTCATTGCATAGAGCTTTGGCCACTGTTGTTTTGCCTAAGCCAGCAGTACCGGTGAAAAGCATATTCTGCAATTCACCGGTTGCCACCATATCCTGAAACGTTTTTTTAAGAGAAGGAGGAAGGATCGTTTCGGATATATTCTTAGGACGATATTTTTCAACCCAAAGAAAATCTTTGCTCATAATATAAAAAGGTATCCTTATTCAGCTTCAGCAGCTTGATCTTGTTGGTATGTTTCGGACATCTGAATTAGTTGTACGGCTTGATCACGTAGTGTACCAAGTGTAGATAGTTCTTCACCTTTAACAGCACCACGCTGTACCATAGTATCAATAACCGCGATAGATGAACGGCACACCCGATTGGCAAGATCATATACTGGTGCATGTGATTCGTGTGCCATTTTTACTTCGTCTTTTTTAGACATATTAGTCTCCATATGTTGAATTTTTCTCTAGAGCAACCCAGTAGTTGAGTTTCTCGTCTGAACTTGTAAATTGTGAAATTAATTTTTTAGATATCTTAACATCATAGCTATCAGATATCATCTTTAGGTTAGAGATGTTAATAATAAATTTGAATGAGTCTTCGTTGTATCCTCCGTCTACTGAAATAGAATATGAATTGGATGTTGTGTTCTCTGTATCTACTACTGTTAATAGTATAACACCATCATCTGGTTCAATCAACATCTGAGAATGTCCTAATGACATCGCAGCACGTTTAATATTAGTAAGTGTATCCTGATCTAGAGTAAACCAAACATCAGGATCGGGCATAATAATAGGCTTTTGTGGGCTTGTCAAGATATCCGTGTCAGAGTAATAATACTTAACAGATGCTCGACCTGCATTACCACCAATCTGCATTGATTGTTCACCAAACTTAACAGAAGGATTATCCACCAGACTCAATACATTTAGAAATTCATTGAGGTCATAGATACCTAATGTTTGATCAAATGTTTCGTCAACAATCGCTTCTGCTAACACATTCTTGGCTTCTGCAATAGTCATAAGTTTGTTACCAGGATTGATAACAATATTACTATTGATTGTACCAAAGTTCTTTAGAACGTTTACCGTATTAGAACTGATTTCCATAATTAATTACCTTTTATCTTACTAAAGTTTTTATCTTTCACTATTTCAAGTTTACGTTCGAATTTACCTTCTAACATCTCACCCTTATGAGATATAACAAATACATTCGTACTTTCTCCTAAAGTATAAATGATTTTCATGAGATTGTCAATACCGTCATGATCTAAAGATGAATCAAATGTTTCGTCTAATATAAGAAGATTAGTCGCAACACTATTTTTCATCTTGGCGATCTGTCTCCAAGTAAACAACAGAGCAAGGTCAATACGTTGCTTCTCACCCTCAGAGAATGAATCATAAGAGAAGTTATCTCTAAAACGTGATCTAATTGTTTCTTGGAAAGCTTCGTCCAAATGAAAAGACACAAAGAAGTCTAATATCTGGAGATATTGATTACATAGTTTATTTATCACAGGAAGATACTGTTTTACAATTTTTGTTTTGATACCAGTATCTTTTAACATTGTGGACATAATAATATTATAGTTGAGTTGTTCATTCAATGTTAATTTATTTTCCCATAATAAATTACCAGATAATACAAGCTCATCAAGGTCATCATTAGCCTGATCTATATCTACATTATTATCCAACTTATCAATCTCTGCTTGTGTTCGATTAATAGCAGATTGAAATTGAGATATAGATTGATTATTGGCATGTATGTGTGCCTGCCATTCTCTACAATCATCTAATATAAGATCTAGATTCTTAATACATTCTACATGCTTGGTAATAGAAGTTGAAGCTGTCTCAAGTGCTTCCTGTAATTGCTTTGCCTTTTCTTTTCCTTCCAGGATATGCTCTTGTTTGGTTTCCTCTGTGATGGGTTGGGAACAACTGGGACAAATATCGTTCGACTCAAAAAACTTAACATCTTTGACGAGCTTTCGGATGTCGTTTTGAAATTTAGTCTCGTAGGCCTGGAGCTCTTTAACTTTAGCTTCCTTCCGGATCTTAGAATCTGTTGTCGGAGATAGTTTATCTTCCACGTTGGAGGATAGCTCTGTGTTCGTTGTATTGAGAGTCTCGATCTCATTTCGATGCTCCTCAATGAGTTTGAGCTTCTCTTCTTTCGCTTCCTTGTTAATTGCTTTAACGTCACGTATGTATTTCTTTTGGGCCTCGACCTTGGTTTTGTTGACTTCAATCTGGTGTGATACATCTTTTATATTATCCTTTAGCAGAGATGTCTTTTCTTTTAGAATACTATTCATTTTAGAAAATACATTAATGTCCAGAAGATCCTCGATGACTTCTCTGCGATTCTGTGCTGAGAGCTGCATGAAAGGAATGAAGGAGGACGATCCCAACACAACAATCTGATGAAAGCTTTTATGTGTAAGCTTGAGAATGTTCTGCTCGAGGATCTTCTGGTACTCTTTAGCGTGACTAGATTGATTCATCATAGTCTCGCCTTTCCAAATCTCAAATACATTTGGCTTAATGCCTCGGACGACCTTAAAGTCTGATCCTAATACATTAAATGTAACCTCTACTAAACAACCTTTATTATTAATAGAATTAACTAATTGTGGTTTAGATATATTACGATGCGCCTTTCCGAATAGAGCAAAGGACAAGGCGTCCAACATAGTAGACTTACCAGCACCATTCTGGCCCACTACTAATGTTGTTTTGTCTTTTGTAAAGTCTACTTCAGAAAAGTTATTACCTGTAGATAGAAAATTCTTCCATCTAAGTGTTTTAAATATAATCATACTACTTCTAGGGTTTGGGCTTCTACCATCAATTCAGACATTTGATGTTTGATCTTATCTTTATCAAGATCTGTATCAACTGCGTCTATATAAGTATAGAGCAATGTAGAGGTATCTTCAACCGATATTTCTTGATCTTCTACATTTTCTCCAAGAAATTCGTTAAAGTTTTCTGCAATCTTTAGTTCATGGATGTTTCTATTATTAATACGATCTATAAACCTATCAAACATAAATGTATCTGATTTATTGATTACAACAATCTTTACAAACTTATTTTCAACTTGATCTAGATCATAGCTAGTATAGTCGTTACAAGTATCATCATACCGAATACGGTGGAAGATAGTATGAGGGTTGCGCACAGGAGTAAGAACCCGTAGATCCGTATCCAAGACGTGAAAGTATTTATTATCGTGTGCATCATTCCAAAAGAACTCCATTTGTGATCCAAGATATTCAATATTATCTTGAGATGATTTATGATGAAAATGACCTGAAATGACTTTCTCAAATCGTTTAAATATAGATCGATCCAATCCATGAGGAGATGGCTGACCTGCAAACATTTCATATCCGGTGATTTCAAAATGACCACCTACCCAATCAGCTTTACAATTATTAATAAAGTCTAGAGATTCTTTTTCATTCTCTGGGCATATCCATGGAACCATTGCCATCTGCATACCATCATAATCCATTACGGTTGGAGATTGAATAATGTTAATCTCATTCATATAATGGCCAAGTAATTCTTTTAGGCTGTTAAGTTCATTTGTATTCTTATAGTATGTGTCATGGTTACCATAAATGATATCCATGGTTATACCTAACTCTCTAAGCGGTTTAAGGAAATGATTACGGTTCCTGTTAAGAGCG